ACAATGTATCGATACAATTAATGACTACAAAAAAATTATCGATCGTCCCTTTACTGATATTCACGATCAGGACTGTTTGAATTATCTACACAATATATTTGAACGGTACCACGGCTTGTTAGATCAGCAAACCCACGAGTATTGGCAGCAAAGTCCTGATTCAGTCAGGCGTGCATTAGCAGAGTTAAACTTGGCTGTGCATCGTTGTGAAACTGTTGCTCGTGGCACGAGACCAAGATTTGTATGCACTTGGTTTGGTATGCCCAAGACACAAACCCTGTCAGCTGATTTAATCTCAACATACGGAGAGCTGTCACCTGAATTTGGTACTGTATGTTTAAACTATGCAGAAATAGGCAAGACTCTAGAAGACTTGACTCAGGATCAAGATGAATACATAGCCGATGACGCTTTTAAGCCATTCAGTCACTACTCTGCAGACTTTGTGGTGAGATTCTTTGCCGAGAGCAAACCGGCAGTAGATGCCAAGTTGCAAAGAATAAAAGATTACTACAACAAACACATTGACTTTTTTAATAGACGCGGCTATAATACATTTAATGATCCTGTACTTTTGCCGTATAGATTGCCGGTAGCCAAATTGGAAACAGATTTATCACAGTCCGAGATCATAAAACAAATACAACAACGGCAACACATTACACGGGTTCATATACAATGACAACAGCTACTATAATTATACACGACGAAGTCAATATCAAGATCGAAGGGTTGGATCTTGACACTCGCCGCAAGCTAGTAAACAAATTCAAATATCTAAATCCAGCTGCCCGTTATTTGCCGGCTGTTAGACTAGGACGATGGGATGGAAAAGTAGCATACTTCCAATTAGGTGGCAGCACTTATGTAAACTTGTTGCCAGAGATTGTGCCCATATTAGAAAATGAAGGTTATGATATTGGCCTTGATGATCGCAGAACATATGGTACTACCTTTGAATTTGCCTTGATGGCCGAAGATACATTTAGTGATCGTGTGTGGCCACCGGGACACGAGCGAGAAGGACAGCAGGTTGTATTACGCGACTATCAGATAGAGATCATTAACGACTTTTTAAGTAATCCGCAGAGCTTGCAAGAAATTGCAACAGGTGCAGGCAAGACACTTATTACAGCAGCACTGAGTTGGCAAGCTGGCAACTACGGCCGCAGCATTGTTATTGTACCTAACAAGAGCCTAGTGACTCAAACTGAAACAGATTATCGTAATTTAGGCCTAGATGTAGGTGTTTACTTTGGTGATCGCAAAGAATGGGGTCGTCAGCATACCATATGCACTTGGCAAAGTCTTAACAACTTGTTAAAGAATACCAAGTCGGGTGAAGCTGAAGTCACTATTCAAGAGTTCTTGGAAGATGTAGTATGCGTGATAGTGGACGAAGTGCATATGGCCAAAGCAGATGCACTTAAAACATTGCTAACTGGTGTAATGGCACATATACCAATTCGATGGGGTCTTACTGGTACAATACCCAAGGAAGATTTTGAATTTCAAGCCTTGCACGTTAGTTTAGGTCCTGTAGTAGGCAGACTACGTGCAAGCGAGTTACAATCGCAAGGTGTGTTGGCACAATGCCACGTAAACATTGTACAGCTACAGGATCATGCAGAGTATAAAGATTATCAAAGCGAGCTTAAATACTTGGTAACCACACCAGAACGTATCGAAGCAATTGCTAAAGTAATAGATAAGATTAAAGAAAGTGGCAACACACTTATACTTGTGGATCGTATCGAAACAGGCAAGGTATTGCAAGCATATCTAAGTACGCTGTTTGGCTTGTTAAGTGATAAGCCCGAAGCGGTATTCGTATCTGGTTCAACCAAGGCCACGGACCGCAAAGATGAATACGATGAAATTGCTACAAGTACTAACAAAGTTATTATTGCAACATACGGTGTTGCTGCTGTCGGTATCAATATTCCTAGGATATTTAACCTGGTTATGGTGGAATCTGGGAAGAGCTTTACTAGAGTAATACAAAGTATTGGTCGCGGTATTAGAAAAGCCGAAGACAAGGACCATGTAGAAATTTGGGACATTACTAGTACTTGTAAGTTTGCCAAAAGGCATTTAACCAAACGCAAGGCTTTTTATAAAGAAGCAAACTATCCATTTAGCTCAGAGAAATTAGATTGGCAGACAACAAAATAAATCAATATCCAGCTAATCTTTGCTTGGCTCCTTTTGCATACCTGACATTTGATCCTGCAAACAATGTAAGTCCGTGTCCGGCCTTGGGCGGAAGTGTTTGGCGGTTTGGTGATCAGACCATACACAAGATTTGGACCAACCCAGAGCTGACTGCTTTTAGACAGGACATGTTGGAAAACAAACGTCACGACGTGTGTAGTCGTTGCTGGGAAGAAGAATCTGTGGGTATGCCCAGCCAACGCACTCGCTTGTGGGACATGACGTTAGACCCTGCTGGTATCGCTACTAACATATTGGAAACTGATACTACTCCGCAGGCAGTGTTAGAACCAGCTACCTATCTCAAAGGCCCCATGCAATTGGCCATCAAGATCAGCAATGTGTGTAATTTGCGATGCCGCAGTTGCAACAGCAACGACAGCGTGACCTTGGCTGTGGAAGGACGCTATTACGAAGAAAACTATCAGCTTCGAGACAATGTGTATTTTCAAGAAACTCGAGCCCAAACTTTTTCAGATCAACAGATTGAAGACATAGTTTCTGTATGCCATAATGTTCGTCGCTTGGAATTCTACGGTGGCGAACCCTTGCTGGATCGACAGCTACCGCGGCTACTACAGCGACTGATAGATCAAGAATACAGCCGACAAATAACTATCAACATCAGTACCAATATCACGCAGCCTTTAACAACTAAATTGGTCAAGCTATTGTTGGCCTTTGAAAAAGTACAAATCAATCTAAGTATGGACGGGTGGGCAGAAAAGTTTGAGTATCTAAGACACCCGGGTAACTGGGATTCAGTATATCAAAATGTGTTTGCTTTTAAACGCTGGGCTCGGGCCAGCAACGGGCGTATTACACTGTTGCCGGTGATCACAGTGACTACAATGAACGTGCATCACTTGCCAGACTTAGTGGCCAACATGAAGCAGCATTTTGATCTGGTGCCATTTTTGATCTTGTGTCGCAAGCCCTACTACTTTAGCGTTAGAAACATTCCCGAACCCATTGCTGAAGAAATCCGTGACCGTTTGACAGCATACACCGATTACGACTTTGCAGCCATTGCTCGTGCCTTGGCCGAACCAGCAGATCCTGCAATGTGGGAAGAGTTCAAATCCTGGACTCAAATGATTGATCAATATCGTAAGGAAAGGTTTTCCACTACTTTCCCTGAATATAATCAATTGATTAAACGTCATGATGCCACAGCGAATTTATAGGTTGCATTTTGTCAAATACCCTGTTAAAATTAAAACATGAGAATACTAACCCTTGACAACTGTCACTACGATTTAAATACACTACCTGAAGAAGTGGACGAGATGCGTTTTGCTATTTTGGATAATTCAGATCCGCACAATCCAGACTACCATTACATACCTTTAATTTTTCTTGAAAGCTTCAACAGTCCGGCATTGGTATTACAAATAGGCGACTACACAGTCAAGATGCCAATGGATTGGAGAATGCTGATTGGAGAACCGGATTCCGGGGATTTAGAAGTTATACCCTTGACCAGTATCAACGATAGAGGCTTCAAGGCTTTTCAATTTAATCCACTAAGTAGTTTTAGTCCAACTTTTCTTGACATTGAAATAGTGGATGTATATCACGATGTGGCATGGTATAGTCCAAAATTAAAAAATGGACAGATGCTAGCAGTACCGTTAAACGATGATTCAAAGCCAGAATGTGTTTATTTTGTCAAAGACATCAGTAGAAATTGTGAGATAGTTGATTATTCAAAGGCTTGGTAAATGAAACAATACGAAGACAATCCCTCCGCACCTAAGATCGTTGTGAACCAACCGGACAAAAAAGAAAAAGATTTAGAACGGCGTGTTCGAACTTTGTCGGACCAGGTGTCTGCACAACAAAAAATCATTGACAGAATGCACAGAGATATAGTACGCTTACGTACATCCATCAACGAGGTATCAGCAAGGATCAAGTAATGTCGCAGACAAGTGATAAACTAAACATTGCTAACGAGATGAAACAGTTTGATCTCAAGAACCGCGGCTTCTACGACGAGCTAACGCCAGAAGAACGTAAAAAGTTCAGCAACTTTCTCATGATACGCTGGGGCAGTAGTGTACAAGGCTCTCAAGAACTGCAAGAGTACTATGTGCAGAGCTGCAATCACTACTTTAACAAAAACTTCTTTGCTATCAGCAAGCATCCTAAACTACAATGGCTGTGTGCCACAGCAGTTAGTCCCGGTATGGGAGTACATAGACATCAATGGATTAGTCCCAAGAAGAAAGAAGCCGGCGCAGGCACTGTGCGAAAACAGTTGGCTGAATTGTTTCCCAACATGAAGGATGACGAACTTGATCTGCTGGCAAAGATTACAACTAAGAA